NGCACCCCTACCACCCTCGCCCTGCCGAACGCTCGTTATTCGGGCTCCTGTGAAGCCGTTTTGGGGGGATTGGGCGATTTGGGGTCTAGTCGGAAGGTATTATCCCGAAGCCATCCCGTGCTATGTCATACAGAACCGTCACCCTGATGCCGGTGTGTCCTTGCACCCTGATGATTTCTGCGACCACGGCTTCTGCTTCGGTTTTGGCCATACCCTCTGACAGGAGGTACTTGACGGCGGCCTCCTCCAGTTCCCTCTGTCTCTGAGTTGCCATCTGTCCCTCACTCTCTCGGGCCCTCGGCCCGGCCCTGCCTCCTGTCACCCGGAAGCACGGCCCGGCCGAGTGGCCGGGTGGGGCTAGACGGGGTGGCACATTGTGCATTCGGGGTCCTTGCAGACAGAGGCATGGAAAGCCCCGATCTTGCGAATGCGCTCTGCCTCATAGTCGTCCCACCAGACGAAGCGACGGCCGGGACCAGCAAAAGCATGTAAGGACACTCCGCGGAACAAGCGGCCATTGCCGAGGTCAACATCAACGGTGCGTGCTTGCTCGTTGTACCCGGTGATAAATCCTACTCCGTCAAGGTTCGCTCGGTCTCCCGTGTAGTACACCTTCTTGCCGATCATTTCTGTTCCCTCCTTGTAGTCTGCACTCCCCCAGGCCCCCGAGTGGGGGCTAAGGGCAGGGCAGAGGCTAGTTGCCAGACGCGTCAACCTGCAGCATGATCTCCCTATCACCAGATTCGTAGACGTTCACCCACTCACAGCCCCATACATCCGCGAGTTCAGCGGCCCTGACGCGTACCTCTTCGACCGAATCCCACTCTTCGGCCTCACTCATCCGGCCATCTGCTGGCTTGTGGTCTGACGCATAGAAGTTGACAATCATCTCTCCTCGCTCCTTTCCTAGTCTGCACTCCCGCCGGCCGCCCACGCGGAGCGGCCGGGAGCAGGGCAGAGGCTAGAAGTCACGGCAGAATTCCAAGCCCGTATTCCGCCACTTGATTGTGTAGCCCGCGTGGTGCTTGTTGACTGCCCAAACCTCTTGTTTGCCCGGTTCCACGCCCTTATCAGAGTGGGCTAGTACGTGCTCGCCATTGCCCAGTGGCATTACGTAAACCATTCCAGCCCCTTCCATAGTCGCAAGCACTTGGCTGCCTATGCGCTTCATCTCTCCTCCCTCCTCTCCCGGTCTGTCCGACCGCGCCTGCCTGCCACCAGGGACAGGCAGACACCGCGGACAGGGGCTTAGTCCGTTATATCGGGGCCGTACTTGGCCCAACCGTCGCCAAGTATCTGCAAATCCTCTGCGGTGATGTTCCGCAGCGTCGCGCCGCACAGCGTCAGTGCCTGCTGGGCGTGTTCGGAGCAGCACATATTGGCGAGCGCCCCCTCGACGCTGGCCCAGTGTAGGGCCTCTTTCTGACAACCGATAGCTTCGCACTTCATCTCTCCTCCCTCCTTTCGTTTACCTGCGGACGGGGCTTTCGCCCCGTTTCGGGCTGTGGCCCTCATCGGCGCAGGGACTAGTACCGGGGCCCCCACTCGACGTGGTACAGCGCGGCGAAGTGAGTCTTGTACACCGCGTTGCCGAATCCGGTCTGCGAGCGGAGGTGTTCGGGCGCGTCTTCCACATACTGCGGGTGTAGGAGCTGGTTCCGAATGCTGCTCCGTCGCACGCCAAGGTAGCCTTGTGCCTTCAGTTCCCGCGCTCGGCGGTCCCTGTTGGCTCTGTTCTGATACGTCTCTCGGTTCCCCATCTCTCCTCGCTCCTTGAAATGCAGACGGCCCCCATGCCAGACGCCACTGCAGAGAGGCGCGACCGGGGACCGTCTGCTCTAGTGTGTTCTGAAACTCTTATGGCGCCTGACACTGTCGCCACCTCTCTGCTGGCTAGATTCTACCACAGGAGGGACCCTCATACCTTCCGGGGATGTGGCATTCTCAGACACAAGGCAAGCGCAGCAGGTCCGCGATGCACAGAAAACCCAGGCAATCACTAGCCATTTCGCCCCTGAAAATAGTTTGACCGCTTGCTTACAAACACTTGCACTCATTGGCGAAAGTGATGTGGCGGGGGCCGAAGTGGGTAGCGAGGGTGGCAGGAATTCTTGACAGGGTCCACATATGTGTGCTATAATGAAAGTAGGTGCCTTCTCAAAATTCGCTAATTCTCACTAGCCCAAACGACAGCAAAGGAATCAGCTTTTGACGCGCCACAAATGTCCCTACTTCCTCCCCGCCGGTCCGCCAGAAAACCGAAGGGATCGGGGTGAGTTTCACCCGGACTACTATTACGCGGAATGCCAACAGTTGCTGGATGAGGGCCGCAGTGATGGTTGGTGCGATTTTGATGATGAATTCCACTATGACTGCGAAGTGTTTCACCGCGCGCAGCCGACGGCGAAGCGCCCAGAGGGTTCTTACACGAAAGAAGAACGCTGGGCCGCGCTGGATGCTGTACGGGCGCACAATGGAAATGTGGCAGAGGCGGCCCGACAGGTCGGTATACCCCAGCGCACTGTGGCAGATTGGTGGACCCGCGAGGGGCAGCGAGTAGCCCACGGATGAGATATGGCTAACACCCCCAGACAACCTACACCGAGAATGAGAGTGCTTGCTTACTAATGGCCGAGGGAAAAGCTGGGGCAAAACCAGGGATTGGCCACAGATGGACGCGAGAAGAGGCCCTAGCGGCCGCAGAGAAGGCCAAACTGTCTCCTAACATCGGCCGTCCCTCAAGGGCGCTGAACGAGTTTGCCGACCAGGCCATTGAGATGGTCCTGAGGGATGATCACGATATTGTGCGACGCGCTACCGACCCAAAACCGGGCGAGAAGCGGCCCAGTGTGACCGAACTGAGGGGAGCCAAGGACAGAATCGTCAAGGTGGGAGCCAGGAGGGTTACAGGCCGAAGTGAGCTTGAGGTGGGGGCGATCTCGCAGCAACGCGACGAGTTGATCACGGAACACGCCCGACTAGCCACGCCCGAGCAGGTGGCGCTGTTAGAGCAGGCTGAGGCGCTGGAGAAGGTGCATTGAGGCGGGGGATTGCTTGCCGAGTAGGCGTAGAGGGGGCGAAACAGGGCCCGGAAGCAAGCAACCGCAAGGGCAGAACAGACGCAGATCGGTGCTGAGGGGCACTGACGGCCAAAAGCGACAGAATACATGTTCTAGTGCCATTGGAGGTAAGTGAGGTGACCTGGTGGGCAGCATTGTTGGGTTTCCTAACTGTGTGCGTCGTCTGCGAGTGCATCGTGGAGTGCGTGAGGGCGCGGAGCGGACGGGACTCATAATGCCCACGACCGCACAGGAGCGCCAGGGCGAGGCGTTCAAGGGTCGGAAGGGGGTAGGAGGGGGGTCGGGGGTGGTCTCCCCATGTGGGAGGGGTGGTGTATATAGGCCCCTAAGCGCAAATCCGGGCAACTTCAAAGTCTAAGCAAGCAAGCCAAGGGAGGCGCTATGCCAGAATGCGAGAGGGGTCTGCACAAGCTCGATGGACAGATGGTTGACACGAACGCGGAGACGAACGCGGAGACGAAAGACGGGGTGGGCAGAACGGTTTTCTGGGGTGGCTGTATGCCGAGCATGAAGGGAAAGCCGGGAATCAAGGAATGCGCGTACTGTGGTCAGTTGTTCGCCCGATTCGTCTGCGTATACTCCGGCAAAATCGCGGAGCGGATTGACCCTGGCGAGTTCGTCAGCGTCAGTATCCCCGAATCCTAAGCAAGCCAAAGGAGGCTAACATGGGACGCAAGGATGAGTATTGGGAACTGCAACGGCGGGTATGCGAACTGGAGAACAAGATCGGGACTTTGGGCCTGGAATGCAAGCTCTGCGGCCAGTTTCGGCCGATAGGGGACCTGGAAGCGATCGACCTAGGGGAGGTCTCTTACGATGGTCTCACCTACCGCAGAACCTACTATGTCTGCAAGGCGTGTCTGGGCGGCCTGAAGGCGGCTAAGGGGAAGTGAGCGGGGAGCCGGCCATGGGCTTCATATGGAGGATTCGCAGCGCATTGAAGGGCCGGGAACTGACCGAATGCGAGAAGTATGGGCATCACCTTCCGCGGCCCGACCTTGGATACCTGGGGGCTACATGCGGCCGTTGCGGCGAACGATTCTGGGTTGGGGATATACGGGGGGAGCCGCGGACCCCTGCGCCGGTGGAGATGGGGAGGCCGGAACGCTACTGGTATGCGGGTGATCGGTTTGAGAACGGAAACTACATTTGCACTGGGATGCCGGGCGACCCGCGCGTTGATGCGGCGTGGAGGAAGTACCATGACTGGCATCAACCGGCCGTGAAGTGGGATGAGCGGCATGGGGATGATTTCCTGCCGCCCGAACATGGTTTTTACCGGGACGAGGAGGGCAATCTGACCCGGAGCGATGCCGACACAGAAGATGGCCGGAAAGCGATGGCGATGGGGGCCGAGGCCGCTACGAAATACGCGGTCATGTTTCCCGGCGGAGACGACTGATGGCACACGCTGAGAAGTGTCCGGTCTGCATGGGGACCGGCAAGCACGAGAACCGCGAATGCCACGGCTGTAAGGGCCTCGGCTGGGTAACGGTGGGCGTGGACTATCCGCCGCCGCAGCCAGAGCCCATCTATCCAGAGCCATGGCCCATCTATCCAGAGCCATATCGCCCGACAATGCTAATCAGTGACGGGTGTGGTTACATTAGCTGCGTCGCGACCGCCGACGGGATAACGCACCCGATCTAGTGACAACCGTACCGTTCCTTGACAACAAGGCGGAGCAGAGGCTGTGGCTTGATCGCTACTACGAGTCACGGCGGGAGGTGCTCGTCAGGGACCCCTGGGGCGCATCGGGGAAGCATCCGGCGCACCCGAACCAGCAGGTGTTCATTGACGGCATCCTGGGCCAGGAATACGACACGGTAATCCACTTCGGGAGCGCGCGGGCGGGGAAGAGCGTATCCGCCTGCCTGGGGTTGCTCCAGTTCGGCTATCGGTATCCTGGTTGCCGGATTCTGGTCGGGCGGTATACCTTCAGGGACCTGGATCGGTCCACGATGGTGAGCATGGGGGAGGCGCTTGGCTGGATATTCGGCAAGGAGTGGGGGCATATCAAGGACGTAACGCCTCGTGTTGGTCGGTGGGAAGCCCAGCGGGGGATGCTCACACTGCGGGGTGGCCCGAAGCTGGAGTTCCAGCACTTCAAGGATGCGGGGCAGTTGGGTTCCACGGAGTATGCGCTGGTCTGGATCGAGGAGGCGCAGGAGATTCCGGGCTTGTACGACGAGGAGACCCCCGGATTGCGGGTCACAAGCCGCCCAGAAGTGCTGACGATGATCGACTCCCGGCTGAACAAGGTCCACCAGTCGGCTGTCTGGGGTCCCTCGAAGCCCACATTGGCGCTCACGGCGATGGGATGGGGCCACAACTGGGTCTACGACATGGGGATAGCCGATCCGGGCCCGCGGACGCTCATGCTGGAGAGCAACGCCGAGGACAATCGGGAAAACATCCCCCAGGCCTGGTTCGACCGCATGGAGGCACTGCCGAAGAGTGAGCAGGCGCGATACCTCTTCCTCTCGCATGAGGATTTCTCCGGCAGGGCCTTCCCGGAGTTCGGCGAGGCGAATGTCCTGCCCAGGTTCCTGATCCCGAAGGCCTGGCCGATGATTCGGGCGCACGATCCGGGGGTCACGGGGGCGGGTTGGGTCTGGATGTCCGTGGCGGTGGATGTGAATGAGTGGCGGCGCAGGGAGTGGCCCATACCGAAGGAGGTCAAGGACGGGGACGTTATCACCTGGGACGAGTATGCGCCCCGCGGGGTCCCGATTGAGAAGCAGATCGCCCATGTGGTGGCGATGGACGAGAAATGCCTACCGCTTTTCACGGCCATCGACCCGGCAGATGCCCGCCAGCAGACCGGGAGCGGGGTGCGGAATACCGCTGATCTCATCAAGCGGGCCGTTACGGGGAGGCAGGAGGACTACAAAGCGGGAGAGGTCATTCCCCGGTTCGGAGTGCTGAGGAAATCCCAGAGCGATGAGAGGGCCTTCATCCTCAAGGCGAAGCAGCTATTCTTCGGGCGAAGGCACTGGGTACTGGATAAGTGCAAGACGCTGATTCGGCAGTTGACGGATGAGGCGTGGGACGAGAAGTCCCCGCCGGGCGAGAGGAAGCGGAAGTACGCGGGGCCGTTCCATGTGCTCTCGGCCTTTAAGTACGGAATCATGCTGGAGCCGGAGATACTGGCGGCGAAGCCGACGCCGGTGCGTAGGGGCAAGTACGGGACCCGTTCGAGGACGGGCTACTAAGGGAGGCAACGGAATGCCAGTCCACAAAGTAAGCGGCGGCTATCGCTGGGGGAAGCACGGGAAGGTCTACAAGACGCGGGCCCTGGCAGAGCGGCAGGGCCGGGCGGCATACGCGAGCGGCTACAAGGGGGGCGGCAAGAAGAAGTGCCGGGGGAAGAAGTAACAACATCCCGCTTAGATCATATAGGTTTCTACACACTATCGGATGCGCGGGCGGCGAGCGCGTCCGCGACGAGTCCATTGTCGCGATGCGAGTTGATTCTTACGGATGCTTGCAATTTCTCGTGTCCTTATTGCCGCGGCCTTCCGGATGAGTTGCAGGGGGCCCTTAGGGACGAGGACGCGACTCGTATCGTGGATCGGTGGATAAAGGATGGTTTACGCAACGTGCGGTTTTCGGGCGGCGAACCGACGTTGTGGCCGGGCCTTCTGGGGTTAGTCCGGCGTTGTGCGCGGGCCGGAGTGGAGCGGATAGCCATTTCGACTAACGGTTCGGCTGATGCGGGTTGCTACTTTGATCTTTGGGCAGCCGGCGTAAATGACTTCTCCATATCGCTCGATGGTTGTTGCTCTGAGATGATAGGCCAAATGACTGGGCGGGATGATGTCTGGGATCGGATAGTGCAGAACATCAGATCCCTCGCGGGGTTGACTTATGTGACCGTGGGCATGGTCTTCACGCCGGAAAACGTCGGGGATTGCATGGATACCGTAATGTTTGCGGATTCCCTGGGTGTGGACGATATTCGAGTCATCCCCGCGGCGCAGAGCGGGTGTGGATTGCGGCAGTTGGCAGAACTGCCAGATTCGGTTTTGGCGCGGCATCCCATTCTTCGCTACCGCGTGGAGAATGCCAAGCGGGGCAGACCGATGCGCGGATTATCTGCCTCGGATAGCGCGCGTTGTCGGTTGGTGCTCGATGATATGGCCGTCGCGGGAGGCTATCATTTCCCCTGCATCATCTACCTGCGCGAGGGGGGCGAGCCGATTGGTCGGATTACGAATGGGGCACGCGCGGAGAGGGCCCGATGGTCCCGCGACCACGATACAAAGGCGGACCCGATTTGCGCTGGTATGTGCCTGGATGTCTGTGTGGATTACAACAACACCGCATCCGCGGTGGCGGTATAGGATAAGGGCTTTGGGGAGTAAGTGGCAAGGAGGCGATAATGGGTAGAAGCGGAGCGCACTGGCGACGGGCCCTAGCGGGGAGGCGTATTTCCATCGGCGGTGGCATGACGGAGGCGGCCGAACTGGCGAATCCGTTCGCCGGGATGCCGTGGCATCGGAAAGAGGAGGAGGAGTGGTACGAGAAGTACGGCTCCGAGATGTTTGGTGATTTGAATGGACTGGATGAGAAGCCCGCGTCGGATTCGGGGAAGGCGCGGTTGCGCTCCTACATAGACGGGCCCAAGTGGGGCGGTCTGCGAATGCTTCTCTATGGGGCTGCGAAATTGGCCGGCGTAGAACTCAGAATCCCCGATGAGGACCGCGGATTGATTCGCCATACGCTCTACTATGAGGCCGAGGGACTGCCAGACAATCTGGCCGCGTTTCAGGGAATGGTACGAGAAGCGGCTAAAGACCGAAGCGCATAGAGAATGATCGCCGGGGGTTTGGGGACTAAGTGGCAACGTATCAGCAAAACATAATCATCGCGAAGAAGGACCGCGAGGTGCTGGCGCGGATGATCCAGGATGAGATCAACGCGTCCCTGCGGTCCCTCGAAGACTTCCACGCCAAGATCAAGACGTGGAACCTCGCCTACGAGGGGGTTCTCTCCCGCAAGGATGAACCCTGGGATGACTGTTCCAACCTGCATATCCCGCTGACCCAGTGGCAGTCCGATGCCACCGCGGCCAATATCCACACGACGGTTTTCGGGACATCCCCGGCCATCCATATCGAACCGCGTCGCGGTGGAAGCGTGGATGCGGCAGCGGAACTTGAGGACTGGCTGCAATTCCAATCCGACGGCATCGGGCTGAGGCAAGCGAAGGGGAAGCAGCTCTCGCTGGCAACGACGAAGCACGGGACCGCGATAGCCAAGCTGACACAGGACAAGTGGCAGGAGACGGTTCGGGCGGTCAAGCGGGACAATGAGGGCATCAGCGATGTAGTGGAGATCACGCGCCAGAGACAGGCCGCTCGCCTGGACTTCGTTCCCATACGGGATTTCGTGTTGTGTCCAGCGGAGGCTTTGACGATCAAGGACGCTCTGGGGGTCGGGGACCGCAAGCGGGTGCGTCTCGCCCAGGTAAGGGTCTGGGAGCGGGATGGCTTCTACGAACCGGGGACCACGAAGGCGCTGACGGAAGAACAGGCTGCGCCGGATGAGCAGGCAACGGAAACGCAGGACGAGATAGGGGTCAAGCCGAGCGGCCACGAGAGCAAGGTTCTCGATACCTATACCCGCTGGGAGATGATCTGGGCGCTGCCGCTGACCCGAACGGAGAAGGGCTGGAAGTATGACCCCAAGAAGGGGTACGAGCGGGATTGCTTGATTACGATTCTCGGGACGAAGCCCATCATCGCCCGCTGCATCCTGTATCCGTGGTTCCACAACCGCAGGCACTACATCCCCTTCAGGCTGCTGCCGCGGGAGGGCGAGTTCTGGGGCCGCAGCGTACCGGGATTGCTGGAACATCTCCAAGACGAGATCAATACGGAGCACAACCAGCGGGCCGACCTGCGGACGATACGGCTGAAGCCGCCCCTCATTGCCGCTAAGGGTTCACAGATTGAGGATGAGGAAGGCAAGAACCAGATCGACTTTGGGCCGGGTAGGGTTATTTGGGTAGATAGCCCGATAAAGGACGCCCTGGAATGGGCGAAGCCCCCGCAGGAAACGCCCTCCTCGATTCAAGAAGAGGCGATAATCGTCGATTACTCCGAGCGGGCCACCACGGTCACAGATCGGAGGCTTGGGAGGGGCAAGCCGGGCGAAGAAACGCTCGGCGAAGTCGAAATCACCGAGGCCCTGGGTAACGTCCGGTTTGAGGATATGGTGCAGACATTCCAGGGGGGCGGGGATTGGAACGAAGGGTCGGGTCTACGGGAACTCGCCCACCAGCTTATCGGTCTAAGCCTCCAGTTCGCCAAGACGGAGGATGTATACCGGGTGCTGGACGACGAGGGGGATTTCCTGGACAAGAGGGTTCCGCAGGTCGAAATGGAGGACGCGATTGGTATGTATGACTACGTGCCGGTCGGTAATACCATGACGAGCAATCGGGCGACCCGGCAGAGCCTGGCCGTCTCCCTGCATGACAGGATGGCACAACATCCGCTGGTGATGAATGATCCGGTACGGCTTTGGTACAACGCCAAGAGCCTACTGGATGCTTACGATGTGCAGGATTGGCGGCAGCGCATCGGGAGCCTGGAGGATGCCCAGCAGCAGCGGGACATGATGGTCAAGCAGATGCAGGAGGAAGCAAAGCGGCAGGAGGCGGCAAAGGCCGCCGCGGGGACACCGACAGCAGCAGCGGGTGAATATGGTGCCGCGGACGCGAGCGGGGCGGGGTGGGGCTGAGATGCGTAAGGGCAGCAGAGAAGAACTCATCGCCCTGCTCAGGCGGGATGCGACGGGACAGCTCTGGACGCGCTTTATGGATTGGGCGGAGCGCCAGGAGGGGGTCAAGGTGAGGCGGCTACTGGCGGATGAGATTACCGATGCCGAACTCCACGTCCTGCGGGGCGAGGTACGGATACTGGACAGGGTACGGCGGAACGTCTTGAACGAACTGATAGATGAAGTCAAACGACAAGGAGGCAGCGAGTGAGCGAGGATGCTCTAACGCCCTAGTCAGTAGTACCCTAACAAGCAATACATAACACGCCCGGCCCAGCGGATTGATCCCCGCTGAGTCGAGAGAGGCAAAGCCGATCCTGCGCGCAGGCAGGGTCGGTTTTCTCTTTGGCCGGGCTGCACTCATAAGGAGTCAAGGAGGTGTTGGGTGACCGAACAGGAGCCCCAAGAGAAGACCGAGGAAGAGACGAAGGCCGAGGAGGAGACGAAGACCGAGGAGCCCGTAGACTGGGAGAAGCGGTACAAGGACCTCCAGGCACATGATACAAGCCAAAGCCAGGAACTCAAGGGCTATCAAGATCAACTTACCGCGGCGGGTTACACGATTGGCGACGGAAGCTCCGATGACTTTCGCAAGGGCGTGATCTATGGGCCGCCCCCGACAACGGAGAAGACCTCGACACCCGATGCTGATGAGGACGAGGAGATATCCGACCCGATTGCCGCGAAGGTAATCAAGAGGTTGCAGGCGGATAGGGCCGATGACAGGGAGGCGATTGAGGTACTCAGCCTTGGGGCCAGCCAATCCGGGAAGCGCGACTTCCTGAAGCTAATCGGCAAGGACTCACAGAAGGCCGCCGGGCAATCCTGGGATGAAAAGATGAGCAAGATTCCGGCGAAGCTGAGGGCCAATCCGGGCACCCACAAAGCCGTGCGCGGCATGGTGCTGGCAGAGATGCTGGACGATATGGGGGCTGAGGCATTCGTGGGCGGTGGAAAGCAGACGGAGACCTCCCTTGGAACGCTGGGCGCGGGCGCATCGGACCGGCCGGGTGGGGATCAGGCAGACACAAAGCCGCCGCCGAAGATCACGGAGGACCACCGGAAGACCTACAGGGGCCTGGGGGGCAAAGAGGCCCTGGGAAAAACGCTTGAGGAGTTCGCTGCGGAGGACGCGCAGCAGGAGGAGATAGATCGAAGTGAGTGACGCGCAATGCAGCGAATGCGGAACACCCATCACGGGCAAGGGGAAGACGGGTATGTGCCGCAAGTGTGCCTTCGGGGTCCGGCGGCAGCGTAAGACCCAGGCCGAAGCGGCTATGCCGCCGAACTGGACACCACCCGCCACACAGGAGCAGATGGCAGCGACCAGGGCGAAGACGATCTTCGAGGAGATCGATGCAGCGCCGGTGGTAGTACACGACCGGCCTTTGGCCGAGATGCCCAAGAATGACCCTACCGTAGTGTTGGGCAAGGACCCCAAGAAGGTGTATCGCTTTGTTGATGAAGACCCGAAGCATGTGAGGAGGGCGGTCTCGAAAGGCTATCGCCCAGTCAAGGCGGATGGTAGCAAGCTCAAAGTACCGTTCATGCACCACGGTCGGGTGGATGGGTTCATCGGCCACAGCGGCATCGGATTGATGGAGGCTGACCGTGCGCGGGTCGAGGAGCGGAAGGCAAGGGAGAGGCCCCCCGCCCCGAAGGACCTAGCGGAGGCGGAACTCGAAGCGGCCATAGACGATGCCTCATCCAAGAAGATGATGACGAGAAAGCAGGCCGACAAGTTTCGCGGCGAGTTTCAGGAGCACGAGGAAACAGTCCGCATAGCACAGGAGGAAAGCGAATAGGCTAACAAACGACGCACGCAGCCCCCTATGGACTGTAGTTGGTCGGGAATCGCCGCTCTGGTACAATTTCGGCGTTTCGGGCACCAACTAGGAGGGGGCCTGGGGTTGGGGATGTGACGCTCCTCTCGGGGGATACCTACTCGCCAGTCCCTACACGGTAGAACGGCGGGACTCGCCAGAGCACCCCGCCAGATGCGACCCGCGCCAGCGGATACCGCATCGACCGGAAGACAGGCTCACCCAGCATAGACACGGGCTCATTCAGTAGGATTCCGGCAACGGAACACCCTTGCGCGTCGTGCATCACCAATACGAAGGCAAGGAACTGATGAGTTCAGACTACGCGGAAGTAAACTACGGATTCAGGTGGGTCAGTTCGATTTATGGCCCCGGTTCCCCGGTAATGGTTGAGCGTCCCGTAAAGGTCTCAACCGTACTCAAGCCGGGGCTGGCGGTCTGTCAATCCTATACATCGGGATCAATCCGACTAGCCGCCGAGGCCGACACGTCGCTGTTTGGCGTAGCGACCCAGAACCTGACCACCACTGCCACCCAGGGCTCTACCTTCACCGATATTATCCCGTTCCTACCGGGATATATCTGGGAGGCGAAGGCCGCGGCTGGCATGGCGGGTGGTGCTGCCGAGGATACGTTGGGACGCTTCCTCGACTTGGAAATCCCAACCACCTCTCGGCATCGCGTCGATACTGGCGCCTCGACCAAGATGTTCCTACAGGTCGGGTATCACCCCAAAGACTATGAAATGACCGGACAGGGAAAGCGCCTGTGGATGATGATCCGCAACACGACAACCCAGTTCGGTGAGATGCAGGGAGAGACCTAGACATGGCCCTAATGCAACGATCATCTTGGTCGCGTATTTTGGCGGTAGGTCTCAGGGACATCTATATGGCCCACCTCAAGAAGGTGAAGTTCTACGGCGAGAAGATTCTGGCGACCACCAAGTCCACCAAGAAGGAAGAGGACTACCAGACGGTCGGCGGGATGGGAATCGCCCAATCCTTCAGCGAGGGCGCGGCAATTCCGAGCGACAACCTCACACAGGGCTACGACAAGAAGCTAACCAACGTGTCGTATGGCCTTGGCTTTACCGTGACGAAGTTGCTCCACGACGATGACCAGTACGGTGTCATCAGAGGGGCTCCGGCAGAGCTTGCTCGTGCGATGAAGCGATGCGTGGAGTATTACTCTGCGGCTCTCTTCAACAACTGCACGTCAACGACTACGCCTTACGGAACGGCTGACGGCGTTGCGCTGCTCAGCACTTCCCACACCCAGCTCGACGGCAACACCTACGGGAACAAGCCGAGCACGGACATTGATCTGTGCGTATCCGGGCTGGAGGCGGCCTACACGAGCATGATGCTCATCGAGGATGACCGCAGCAACGTCACCCCCTACGAGCCGAAGATTCTGGTCTGCCACCCGAACGACATGTTCACGGCGAGGAGAATACTCGGTTCGAGATTGGACCCGGACAGCGCGAACAACGCCATCAACCCGCTCAGTGGGGAGTTGGAGTTGGTCGTCTGGCCGTATCTGACCGATACGGATGCCTGGTTCGTTCTCACGGCGAAGTCGGAGCGTCCATTGGGGCCGATGATTCAGTGGCGTCAGAAGCCGGACTCGCTGGACGACACCGTTGTTAACACACGGACTATGGAGTTCAACGCGATGCAGCGGTTCGTGTGCGGTGCCGTGGATTGGAGAGGCGTCTACGGCAGCACGGGCGGATAGGTAGGGACGGAGGTGCGGGGGGCGGGGGGTTTCCTCGCCTCCAAGGAGAGCCTCCTTTACCCCTGCCCCCCGCCCACGCAAAGGAGTATCTATGGGTAAGCCAGGGTTGGATTCCCTGGGGCAGCCAATGAGTATGACTAACGATTGGGTGTTCCTGCTAAGGACGTAAGATGGGATTGACGAATTATCCGAACGGAATCTTCGCGACCCCCAATCTTCCGGGGAGTGACGGGATTCCGCCCACGACAGGTACGATCTACTTCGTGGACTCGAACGGCGGCACGCGGGGCGATGCCAAGTCCCCCGGCACCGCTGTAGCGACGATTGACGCGGCGATCAACCTCTGCACGGCGGACAAGGGCGACCAGATTTGGGTCATGCCCAAC